CCGCTAGAATCGCGAGTACCGAGTAGCCCAGCACATCGATCGGAGCTCCATCATGCGAGGCGACCGCGTGCGAGCCGGCGAGGATCGTCTGTTCGACTCGCAGGGCCGCGGCGAGATCGCCGGAGTCGATGCGCAGGTGGTCTTTCAGCTCGGAGAGGGATACCGGCTCAATCGCCGGCGGCGCTATCTGTAGGAGCCTCATCTTCCACCTACTTCTTGCTCCGCGGCTTTCGGGTACGCCGCTCAGCCGGCGGCTTTACGGCCCGCTCGGGGCCTACCATGCCCACCAGGCCCATGCTCCGCAGCCTTCCGGCCCGAATGAGATCCGGCTCCGAAATAGTCTGCCCGGGCATGACGACCTTGCCGTTGAATCGAAACGGCCTTGTCACTCTGAATATCATATCGCCCCCCTTACGGCAACTTGCGCGTCACCATATAACTGATCACCGCATCATTCTGCGGGTCCGCACTGAACTCGAAGTCCACATAACTATCTCCGGGGGTTGCTCGCGTGCCTTTCACGACTCCGGTTCCCGCGTCAAGGATCCCCCATGCCACCAGATCGGTCTGTTCGGTTCCCCGCACCAAGACCCGCACCGTTGTCCCGTAAGCCGCGTTCGCCGTTGCCACTTGATGACTGGAACCTACGCCGTGGCATGTGGCATCCGCATCATGACCGTTGTATTTGGCCTTGATGTCATTGAGCCGCGTGATGCATTCCTGAAGGTTGATGGGTGCCGCGACCGAGGCCAGCGAATGGTCCCCCGTCTCCTTTGCCTTGTGGAAAACCCAGTTGGCCACGAGCTCCGCATCGTCGTCGTGCGCGACATAGCTGGTGATCATTTCCGTGACCCGGACGATCAGAGTAGGTATGGTCAGAGGAGCCGGACTCACGATGACGTTCACCGTGTCCGGGGCCGTGGTGTGTTGTGCCACATCGGCATAGTGAGCGTTGATTATCGCCGTCGTCGCATTCGCCAGCGCTATCGCCGATGCCAATCCCGCGACGTTCTCCTCCCGCGAGGTCACCTTCCTGGCCGTCCCGGTTATCACCTGCCAGGGTTCTGGAGGAACTGGCCGATATACCGGCCCGACAATGAACCCCCAGCGACACAGCCGAATCGCCCGGTCGAGGTCTAGTTCCACTTCCCACCCGGGCTGCTTGGTGATGCCGTCGATGTCCAGGAAGGCTCTCGCTACCGTATATTTCGCCATTCGTTTTTCCTTTCAGGATGGTGAGGGGGATCGCTCCCCCTCGTCTCCAATTTTTAGACTACAGCCTGCGGCACCGGCACGTACCGGGCATCGCCCCGCACGAGTGCGGCCGATGCGACAACTGCTCCCGTGCTCGTCGCTAGGTTATCTATCACTACCGCGATGTTTCCCGCCCCGGGAGTGATCTGCGAGGCACCCACCTCCAGGTATGCCACCGCCTGGAGAGTCAGCATATCGGCGGCAATGATCGCGGTCACCGTCTCAGTCACGGTAATCGTTTGCTCGCCGGCCACGCGAGAGACGATCATCACGACCGTCCCGCCGGGAATCGTCGCCAAGAGATCCGGCAGCAGGGCGTTGATCTGTACGATAAGCTGAGCCGCCGTGCTCCACTCGCCGGGCAGCGCCGGGGCCGCATTGTAGGGGAACACCACCCCGTTGATGGTGATCGCCCCGTCGGCGGAAGCCGCAGTTTCGATGGTTATCACCGAAACCCCGGTGCTGGCGATGATATGCCCGTGCGCCAATACCGCCGGACTGCCCGCCGCGATCAGCGCCGCAAGCGCCCCGGTAGCTGCAGGGGCCACGATGCTGTCGTCAACGATCCCGATGTCCAGGATATCTCCCCCGTCGAAGGTGGCCGATACCATCGATATCGCAAATAGTGCCTTGCGCTCCCGCCCCATCGGATAGGGCCGGCTGACTGCAATAGCGCCTACCGCCACCGTCTGCGGTCCAATCGCGCTATTGATCTTCAACATTTCTCCTAAAAGCTTTCCCATTTTCTTCTCCTCGTTTTAATAGGCGGGGGCCCGGAGGCCTCCGCCGTCTTTTTCTCCGTGCTTTTCACTTCCCCGTCTTATAAGAGGCAGACAAAAGGACTGACGGTCGAAACCCCATCTTCGAGCAAAAGTGGCGTCGTAAGCCACGGTTGCCCATCCACGTTCCAGAAGGCCTTGATGATCGTCTGGTTGCGAGTAAATCTTGGATGTTCTGACATCGCAAGGGTGAGTGGGGAGCCGTCCTTGATGAGGTAGTAGCTCAGATCGACCAGCATCAGGTCTCCCAGTGCCCCGAGTATCGGGCTCCTGCTGTTGAGAATCAGCGGCATGCCGAGCAACGTTCCAGGGGCTCCCTCCCGCGCGCTGGGCTGCCAGATTAGCTGACCGAGCGGGGTAACCATCGTCATCAGTTGCGGCAGTATGGTCTGCGACCCGATCCACACCAGCCGGCCACCGAACAGGGCTGCGGCGTACATGGCGACGATGTCCAGATAGACGATCGCGCCCGCGCCAGTCCGCACTACGTTGATGCAGGCCGGATGCCCGATGATTCCCGCCGGTTGGCCGATGCCAGTACCAGCGAGAAACGCCTGGTCCTCGGCGGCCAGGATAGCCCTGCGGAGGATGGTAGATACCAGCGCTCCGGCAGCGGGAGCGTTGCGCAACAATTTGTCGCTCAGCACGACATGGGCCGCGACCTCCTGCGGCTCAAGTTTGACTTCTCTCGTTGCAGGCTCGGTCTGCGGCTTTGTGACAGCCTCGGCGATCCAGGTCACCATGACGCCGGAATGCACTCCGAGCGCCCCAGACTGGTCGACTGCCGGAAGCGTGATAGCAGAATCCGGGGGAGTCCCTGCGGGGATCACCGTGGCCCGGGGCCTGATCACCGCATCCTGCGGGGCGATCGGCTGGATCAGGGCACCGAACTGCTCCGGCACGAGAACGCCGCCGGCAGCCCCGACACCCATCGACATGTCGCGTCCCTCGGGTCCTATCGGCCGTTCCCGATACTGCAACCGGGAATCGCCCGGGTTGAACCGAACCGCCTCGAGGAACTCGCCGAAATCCCGGAACTGCTCCTGGGTCGGCTGCGGCTCTCCATCCCCATCGCCCCCCGGCGGCAGATCGAACGATGTCTTGGCGATCTCGATCAACTCATTCATCTTGCGGATCTCGCCGGCAAGTCGCTCCTGCTCGGCGCGCTCCTCGTCGGTGAGCCCGCGATTTTCATCGATCACCTTGTCCAGCAACGCCTGGCGCTGCTGAACAAACATCGCCCTCTTGTCATAGAGCGATTTTAATCTTGGATCCATTTCATTCTCCTTGTTCTTTGAGATAGGAGTAGGGGTCATGATTCAGCGCATCCCTGGACATCCGCACCACCTCGAGCAGCGCCCTGCCGCCGTCCCCGGGCGCCCCCGGTTCGGGCCGGTGCCGCAGCGCCAGGTCTCTGCACCGCGCCATGACCACGGTCTCCTTGTATGCCGGGTAACTCACCGGCGAGTAATCGTATAGATTCGCAAAACTCAAGATCTCCCGCACTTCGATTCTTTCATCGCCTTCTCCCTCCCATGACCATTGATCTTTATCAACATCGAAGGCGAAGGACATCCGGCTGATCACGCCGTTGAGGATCGCCTCGTAACCGTTGCGGCCCCAGACGGTCTTGGAGACATCGGCCCGGATGAATACGCCTTTCTCATCTTCCTTGACTTCCAGGGTCCCGGCGCTTCTTCGGGCCATGGGCTGCGAGCTCTCATGGTCCCAAAGCACCAGTTCGTCGGCGTGTTTCAGGGCCTCGGTGCACGCACCCTTGCGGATGATCTCCCGCCAGCCCCAAATCGGAGCGCTTTTTTCGTAGACGATCGGATATCCTTCGATAATCATGGAGCCATTATCCCCCTTGGCCACCCGCATCTCACCGATAGGAAAGAATCTCCGTTCTACCGTTTCTATGCTTTCCTCTTCTTTTGCCGCCTCGAAACTTCCATCCGCCGCCTTGCAATGGGCGCGGGCATCCTCAACGGCCCACACATCTTTCGGATAGCGCATAGACTGCAGTTCGCTCTCATCGGGACTGATCACGCCAAAAATGAAGTCAATGCATTTTCCCTCATGTTTCTTGTAGCAGTTCTTCCTCGCATACTTCGGATAGTTCGGCGGCTTCAATCTGCATGAATGTTCATTGGGGAGAGGTCTCGCTTCCATCGCGTTTATTGTCTCTTGTTCCATATTCATCTTCTCCTCACATACTCGCTTCTATCGAGCATATGCACCCCGCATGAAGTGGAGGATGCCTATGCGTGCTCGTAATTGTCAACGGCCGGTCAGTCCCTTCAGGTTGGAAATCTCCCTCAGGCAAAAATGGTTCTTCGATTCCAACAACCTTCCCATTCAGCGCCGCACACCATGGGCAGCTTTTAGCGGACGCGCTCCATACCAACTTCGTGATGCCTGCCCCGATGAAAACAGCACGAGCAAATGCGCCCTCTGATCGGACGCTTTCGTTCAAACGGATACGATCTGCCCGCGAGCTCTCCCATTCTTGCAGTTCTTCTTCAATCGCTATAGCCGCATCTTCTGCGTCTCTTAACGCCGTTGCGAGTTGACTGCTGGAATGTTGTATGTGTCTGCGCACAGTGCCATCCCGATACTCGGTGAGAAATCGCTGCATCTGGACATTCAAATCCGCGTCGCTGTTAATTTCTTTCAACACGACTGGTATGATGTCGGTCGAATATTGCGTCAACAATGGAGATACCAATTCATCAATATGCGGATAAAAATCATCGTAAAACTTACCCAGCCATGTCACGAACTCCACCGCGGAACGCTCAGTCAGCCATTGTTCTATGCCGAGTCTCAGTGCCGCCGTTTCATCAGCAATCAGGCACTTGGCATATTCGCCCCACTTAATGGCATATCTTGCCGTGAGTCGCTTGCGTTCCGTTGATATCAATCCCCTGAGTATCGGTCGACTCGCAGAGATCACCGCCCGACGTAGTGATACATCGCGCATACGAATTGGTTGTAGTTCCAGCGAAGTCGAACCGACGACCATCTTTTTATTCATCATGTTGAGCGGTAACACGTATGTTTGGCCCAGTCCGTCCGGCTGCGGATTCATATCCTCCAATGCGAGCACGTTGTCCGCGTTGAACACACCGCGGTCAAGCATAGCCGTATAGAAAGCTGTTCGCGCTCCCAAGTTGCCGCGTAGCAATCCCTTGAGGTCGAATTTCACGTAATAGCCGGCAGCCCGCTCGCGGTCATCGAAGAAGGTGACATTCATGGCCTGCTCGGCCTGCGTGACAATCGGGGTCAGGGTGAAGATCACCAGCGCCAGGTCAAGTTCTTCGATGTTCGAGAAGGTGGCTCGACTGAGATCATGCAGCAGATGCGGGGCCAACCCAGTCCACCGTGAAATTTCGGCAATCGAAAATAACCGTGACTCCAGGGCCTGCGCTTTCTGGGCATCGATTTCGTTGGGTTTCCATTCCGCGCCCCCGCTCAGGAATATCGCCTTCCAGGATTCGCCGAGTTGCCCGTATTTCTCATTGAAATCCTTCTGCAATCCTTTGCGCGTTTCTTCATTCATCTGCTGGCCCGCAGGGACTTGCACAAAACCCCCAGCCTTGATCCCCGAGCCGAAGAAGGTAGAAGCAAACTCCTCCTGCGCCTTGATCAGGCCCAGGGATTCTCGGGCATAGTGCACGATGCCTTTGCCTGTCACGCCGCCAAGTGAAATATGAGGGATGAGCAGCACGTCGCGGCGATCAATCAGTGGCAATTCCTTGCCTTCAATGTTATGGGTCTTCACAAACATAGGAAGACGGGAATCAATCGTGGTCCGGTCTGGCAATAGAGGCGTAAGCTCCATACTTGGCCGGTTCACCAGTGTCCACCAGTTCCCCCAGAGATACTTATGCAGCAAAGAAGTATATATCCACTGCCAAGCCGTCATCCCGGAGTCGTTCGGTTTGACATGCAGGCGATCATACAGCGGATGTTCAACCGCCGCTTCGCTTCCACCGCCCGGGAGATTGCGACGTACTCGAAGCGGCAGGCTCGCCACTACGCCGCCCAGAAAGTTAAGCGCTGCGTACAAGGCGCTGATGGTCATGGCCGAACTTTCGTTAATCGGCGGGCCCGCCTTGGTCTTGCGCCCGCCGTTGGCCCCGAAGTAAGCCAGCCAATCTTCGGCGGGCGTTCCGCGCAAGATGCGGATTGCAGTTGAGATGCGCTTGAGCAGGCTCACACGGCCCATACTTCCACCTTTGCCTGCGTCTTCCCGAACTCCGAGTAGGCGCGGTGGTACGCGAGAATACTAGCCACTACCCCGTCGATTCGCTTTCCATATGCGCCTCGTTTCGGCTTCATCGGCATGATGTTACCCTGCCGGTCGCTCTTGACCTCAGTGCACGCCATCATCCATTTCATGACTGGATTCCCGCCAT